AATCCGCGCTCTACATATAAGCAGTCGATTGAAGCGCTGATTGGCGCAGGACATTTGGTGCAGAACGAGGGTTTCGTATGGTTTACTGATAAGGACGGCAAATGTAAGGAGAAAGATAATGGAATGGATTGATTGCCCAGAGTGCAACGGCACTGGATCACAAGAACGTGAGACGTTTGTCACGCAAAGCCTTAACAATGATTATGGATTCCCAGATACAGAAACAACTGAATGCGATAATTGCGCAGGAACAGGCCAAGTAGAGCCTATGGAGGAAGACGAATGAGCAAGACTTCAGACGCCACAATAGATCATCTCATTAAGTGCGCTGAGATGAATATGTGCCAAGCCGAAATTGCAGAATTGCTTTGCATTTCCAATTCAACGGTTCACCGCATCGTAAAAAAATTAGGCATAACTTTGGCTAGAAAGGTCAGGAATGGAAAAAATAATGAAGTACATACAGAGGTTGGAGAGGGTAAATTTAATAATGATGAAAGAGCCGAACACATTGAGGAGGCCAAATTTGCAGCAGAGGCTACAGGAGCAGAGCGCGCTGCTAGAGAGGCTGAAATCCGCTTTAATCGATCTCCCGAAGGTAGACTAAAAACAAGCCTTCAGGGCGTCACCGACAAGCACTTGCGCTACGAGATAACTTATGCCCATTGCGTTCTTGAGTTTGAGAGACTGCAATACAAGCTAAAAAAACGTGGGCCATTGCCGTCAAGGGAGCCACGGCAAAGCACAATGCACAAAGGTGCGCTTGAGATAGCTCAGAAGCGCAAGGCTTATGGCATAGCGCAAGGTAAGCTACTTTTTGATATGCTGGGTTATGACCAGCGTGTTACCGTCTCAGATGCCGCTGCTATGCTTGGTGATAGCGTACCTCGCACGGCAAGTTATCTGAAGAAATTGTTTTTAGCTGAGAAGATACACCGGGTGCGTGATTATGTGGAAATAAAGGACCAGCCTAAACCGCAATGGCGCTGGGTGTTCTGCAAGCAGCCTATTGAGGCATTCCATTCACCTTTTGAGGATGAACGATGACTTACTGGGCGGCACTAATCCTTACCTACACCGTAAACAGTGGCGTGACCTCGTATGAGGCCACGTCGACGGTGTACTTCAAGGACATGCAAACATGCTCAGTGGCCAGCGATGTTATTTATCCCGTGATCTATGCTCAGACACGCGATAGCATGGCGAAGTGCCAGCGCACTGGACTGCCATCGGATAGTATAAGGCCAGTGTCGAGGCCGAATTAATCAAACGACGCTAAAACTTTCTGAATGCTGCCCGACCCAAACAATTCAGTATCCAAGTGCGTTGATGTTGCCCGAATTATTGGGTCATCTCCCCGGCAGAAGAAAATCTTATCTAGGTCCAGCGCGACGAATGCGTAGACGTCAGACCGTTGCCTACCCTCTCCATGCTTAGTGAAAAACTGATACTTCCAATGTCTGATCTTTGATGACGTCTTGACTTGCAAAGTCAAAATGCGCGCGTCCGTTTGTATATACCCATCGTGGTCCTGCGATGGCGCAAGGGTGCAGAAATAACCAGCGAAGCTTAGTCGGCTTAGGGCGAGGTATTCCCCGGCCCGTCCGACATTTGCGCTTGCTGCTTGGTCCTGCAAGTTTAGCTAACCCAACTTAGCTAATTTAGCTAAGCCAGCCGTGTATTTCTTTGGTTTGCTCAATCCTATCATCCAGCCCGTGATACCCTCCATTCACACGCTTGGTTATACTCTTGATTGTGCTGTCGTTGACGCCCTTGTCGGCAATATCAAACAGATTATTCTTGTTGAAAAACCACAGCGCCGCCTCGAAGGCATATGTGCTGGCAACTAGGTCAGGATCGGTCATAACTTCGGGTATCCCCATGTCGGACGCAAAGCTGCGATAATTTGATTTGCCGGTGAGCTGGATGTAAGAACGACCACAATATAGCCGACCGTCTCCAGACGCCTCATCACCATTTCCCATGCGGTTTGAGTAGACCTTGTTGGCCAAACCAGACGGGTTACGAGAGTAGGGCATCGCGCTTTGAACCGTAGGGAAGCGGGAAGGCCACACGGCCATGATCCGCTCTGGGGTGCTGTAGTGCAGCCCCTCACGGGTTCGCTTGAAGCCGCCGCTCTCGTGGTGGGCCTGACCCATTAGATGAGCGCCACGCTCCGGCGACAGATTGAAGTGCTTGGCAATGGCTCTAGCGGTATTCGGCCCAAACGCTCCATCAGCACCAACGCCGATTTTAGTTTGCAGGTTTTTCATAGCTTCGTTCATTTATTTGCTCCCATGAATTTAGATACACTACGCTGGCCAAACCAAAAGGCAATAATCGCGCTGAACAGTGCCTGTGTTTCCGTGTCAAACATCAACGGAACCGCGTCTTTCCAGTCGCTCCCGGCTTCCAGCGCTTTCAGTAGTATGACCGCCTTGACGGCCAAGAACAGCCCAAAAAATAGGTAAGTAATGACAGGCCGTACAGATGCGGATAAGCCTGCTGCAAATCCAGTACGAGGGTTAGCAAAATCATATAGAGCCTTCGTTTCTGCAATTTCAGCTTTCTTGTCGAGTTTCTCAATGTCGTGCATCACGCCGAGGCTTGCGAGTTCGCCTTGCATCTTTAGCTCTTCGATGCGGTTTTTGTGGTCCTGTTTCTTTTGAAAGAAACCTAGCACTTGCGGCAGGAATGATGTTCCAAACCCAAGAGCGCTGCCTAACAGAGCAATCATTTGTCGTACCTCTCTTCGTGTACAATCTTGTTCGATGTCACGGTGGTCGTGGACTCCTTACCCATCCAGATGCCAAAGCAGCCTGTGAGCGCGCCCATGCAGACGCTGACAAGCCCTGACTGGGCGACGCTGGGATCAGGTAAAGACATGAACCAATGCACCGCCTGATAACTTAGTACAGTTACCGCGAGCATCATCAATCGCGGCAGAACTTTATAATTGTCAAGAATTGTGTGTGCCATTTTAATCTCCGACCTTTACCTCAAAACAATAAGTTATTGTGTTACTGTCTGTAATTAAAACCTTCGCGTCTTCTTTTGCCCTGACGCAGGAGCTACTGTCGGCAAACTGGCCAAGCTCATAGTGGTTTACATTGTTGTTTATAATTTGAAACCAAACCAGAACCCACATTACCATTTTTCCATGTATCGACCAACCGCATAAATAAGAGCAACCATTCCGCTTATAGCAAACAAACAACCCAAGCAAATCATAAGCGTTTCAACTAACTCTTCGCGTTCTTTTTCCTTTTGCTTTTGTGCGGCCCTACGGGCCTTACGCGCTTCAGCCTGATATAACTGCCATTTGTCCCAAGTGCCGGGAGGCCCATACAATCTGCACCAAGACTCTAACTCGCGGCGTTTTTCCTTAATGTCTTCAAGGGCTTGAAACTCTTCCCAATCGCCTTCAGCTCCTCCGGTGAAAGCTGTGATAGGATTTTTCTTCTTACGGCTTACGGCATCCTTCAGATCATCTTCTGCGGTGAGAAACTTACCGACTTGACTGACAAGGCCATTAACTTCGTTCCCGTTCTCAAGACACTTCTTAATGACGGAGTACGCAGCGTTGGCAGCAGCTATGGTTTCAAGTATGGCCATATAGACCTTACCTCGCCATTAACTTGTCAATTTTCTCTTCTAGTTTATCAAACTTATTCATAATTTGAGAAAGAACTTGAGAGCTATCATTTTTTGTAACGTACTCCTTTGCCATTTCCTCACGGGTTCTATTGAGTAGGATACGGACGCGATCAAGCTCCTCTTTCTGAGTTTTAATAAGCCAGCCAAGACCGCTGATTACTACGGCAAAAAGTATATTCAAGATTGCGTCCATTTCCATTTTAGTAACTGCCTTCCCAAACGCGGAACTTGGAAAAGTCCCCAGACATCATTTTGCGCTTGACAACTTCCTTAGCAGCTTCCGTGTCGGACCAAGCCACGCCAGCTTCCTTTAACCATGTGGCAAGTACCGGGCCTTCCAAGAAACCGATAAGTCGGTTTTCGCCGGACATGCCTATGCCAGCGGCTTTGGCAATTTCTGCGTCCTTCATAGCTTGGCTCACGTCGTGGCGCTGATGGATGACCATGTCGTCACCCTCAAAGCTAATTGTTTCTGAAATTTTGGCCATGTTTATTTACTCTTGGCGCGCTTAGTAGGTGCGGGAGCGGGAGCTGGTTCAACGTCACCAAGCACTTTAAGTGCATCTGGGCGAACGCGCTGAAGGGTCTCGACCTCTGCGTCGGGAAGTTCTGCTATGTCGTCCTTGACCAGCTTGCCGAGCGATGTGTGAACCTTGAAGCCTACAACTAAAACTTTTTTCATGTCATTTCTCCGATTGAGTTAAAGGGGCGACAAAGCCGCCCCTTCACTTAGCATATTACGTTGTGGTGTTGTCGTAAATCGCACCGTTAGCTTTTTCGTTCTTAGAGCAAAGAGCCAATTCGGTTGTGACCTGACGAGTTGTGTTGTCGCCATTTTTGGCAAGTGCAACATTCTTGGTTCCACGCAATACTGCGCATTCCCACATGTTGTCCTGCAAAATGAAGACGTCTTGGCTGCGGTTCTCCCGTGAAGGTTCAAAGGAAACTTGGCCCCAAGGGGTCAAATAAATTGCCAAAGAATTTACAACAGTTTGGTCCGACCCAGCGACGTTTGCGCGCTGGTTGTTGTTACCAGTGAAGCCCAAAGCTACATTCATTTGGCATGCTGACAGATAAACCGTATCCGATTTGCCGCACTCTTCCCAAATTGACTGCATAACGTCGTCAAACTTTGTTTGCGAGAATGCAGTTGCTGTGCCGTCATCTGTACGTCCGTTTGAACCGTCGCCAGTTGGGTTTGCGCCGCCGTTACCGTTTTGGAAGTTTACGTTAGTAATCAACCATGATGGAACGCCGCCAGTTTTGCGAGCGAGGACATTGCTTCCGGTTACGTTGCCTTGGTTGGCAAATAGAGCCTTTTCAATGTCCAATTTTTGCTCTTTAGCTATAAGCAAAGTTTGGTATGCCAGTTCTTTGGCACGGCCTGCATTGTCAACGGCTTCATCCGTATCGGAAACGACCACAGCATTTTTGAAAATTTGTGTGCGCGCGCCAAGGCGTACAGTTGGAGTAACTGCATCGGCGGATGTTGAGTCGCCTTCAATGTGAGCATTTACGGCTGAACCGCGCAATGCTTGTGTTTGCCACTCTACATGAGTGTTCTTTGCTTTCGTTTTGCTCGACTTGGAGTAAAACGGAGTTGCCGACGGGTCTACGTTGTAGATCATGTCGCTTAGGTCTTCACGGATACCTATAGAGTCGTAGGTATCAAATAGATTTGCTGGCTGGGCCATTAGTGTGTCCTTTCAAAGACTTACTGCTTGAACATCAAGCTCAATGCGTCTGCATCTGAGCCTGTTTTCTGCAAGCGCTGTTGCGCTTTTTTACGAGTGTCAGCATTGCTATCAGGTCGCTTTTTTGAACCAGCTTTCACCATCGGTCGGGCCTTCTCACCCTTGGATTGTGTAGATTTGCGCTTAGCTACCAAATCACGATATTTACGCGCGTCGTTTAACGCTCGCACATATCTAGCATCGGTTACGTTCTGCATCTCTTCAGGCGTAAACCCGTAAGAGACGCCAGTCTCAACCAATGCGTTTTTAATAGCTTCACCCTTTTTAGGGTCAGCTATTTCAGGAATAAACTGTGTCAACACTTGCGCTTGCTCTTGAAGGTAGGTCTGATGAGCCTCTTGCTGAGCTTGCGCGCGTTGATTTTGTACATTCTGAAGTTGGTACATATTCTGGTCGTATTGTGCCTTACTCTCGTCATACTTGAGCTTTTCCTCCATGTAACCAATTGGGTCACTTTCGAATAAATCTCTAGTTGGCGGGATTGGAGCTTGCAAACCACCGTTTTGCGCTTGCTGGTGCAACTGCACGACTTGTTGCTGTTGCTGTTGCAATGCGGCTGCATGTTGCTGAATTTGCTTTCGCGCATCAGCTACTTCTTGAAACCGCTTATTAATTGCCGCTTGTCCCGCAGCAGATTGCTTCAACTGATCCAGTGTCCATCGCTCTTCCTTGCCGTCAACTTTAACGGAGATGAGGTTGGTGTCTTCAGCAGCGTCTACTTGGTCTTCGTCGTCAATCTCGGCATCATCATAATCGCTGGATGCCGCAACGTCATCTTGATCTTCGTCCTCTTCTACAACATCTTCAGACTGACCGTCATCAGGCTCAATCATTGCATCCAAAGCTTCATCAAAATTATCTCCGCCAGAATTATCTTCTGCGGGTGCAAGCAGGCTTTCTGCTGCTTGTTCTAGGGTAGTCGATTCCATCGGTACTACGTCCTTTGCTTGCGATCCAAAAGCGTCTCTGCTGCAAGCGCAGCGTCAAGGGTCACTTCGATCTGGTTTAGCGCGCGCATAATTGCGTGGGCCTCTTCACGGGCGGCTACGTCAGCCGCACCACTGTTTGCGAAAATCTGCATTTGATTATCGCGCACACTCTGCATGAACTGCTGAAATGCAGTGTCGTTTTTTAAACGACGGGCCTCATCGGCCTCCATGCGTATTTCTGTTTTATTGGCCATTAGAGCCTTTTCCTTAGTTTCGCATTGCGTCCTCAAGCAGCAGAAGCTCCAATCTCTGGATGCTCATACGCATGTCTTGTAGGACCTCTCTGTCTGTCTGCTGCACTTGGATGTTTGCGACTTTGATCGACAAGTCATGTGTCTGCTTTAAGTTCCATCCCGCTAAACCTAGAACCACTGCCATCAGGCCAGGGATTACCTGCTTTTCCATTAGAGCCACACACGCTTAGGTGCATTAGGTGTAACCCCATGTGATAAATCAAGAGCCTCGACAGCATCACGCATAGTCTCGCTAGATAGTCGGATGTTTACATGCCAACCGTCTAACGCTGCCATCTTAGGGTAGTCCATGCCATCGGCTCCTGTAAGAGTAACGCCTGTAGCCTCATAGATAGCACCTATGACGTCTATAGCGTAGTCTGCTGTGTTAGCTACTAACTCACCATCTTCGTTGTAGAAGTGAGACAGTACTAAAGACATAGCAGCTTCGTTTGCTAGCTTAATGTAGAAGTCGTTCTTCGGTCCTGTTACTTCGTCAATCATGTTGATGCCTCCACAATACCAGCGTCGGTGATGTCTTCATCCCACATACGGAACTCTCCGATTGTACCCATGAAGATGTCTCCAAGTTTTAAGTTAGTAGATGACAGGTTGGCGGAAGCGGAATCGTAGGTAGAAGCTGTGTAGGCTGTTCCGTCTGTCGCAAGGTTAGTGAACGTAGAGCCGTAGCGTGCCGCTATGTTGAACGGTACTTTAACTCCAGGAGAGTAAACGTCAGTTGAGTTATACCCAACACCAGTGGTGTAGACGTTTCCTACTTTAGTGCCATTCGTATTTAAGCGAGTTACAATGTTGGTCCCGCTATTTAAATACCATCTAAAGAAGCCAACCGTCTCTACAGAACCACTATTAGCATACGTCATCTTGCCATCAATCTGGATAGACATGTTAGTGCTGTCATACGGCAGGTTAGCCGCAGGGACTGTTAGTGTCTCAGCAGCACGAGTGACTGAAGCAGAAGTTGTTGGGATGTAGCTTGATGGGGTTGAGCCTGCTTCTACTTGTGCGCCGTATAGCAAGATACCATCGTTGCCGTTAGCAGCGGCAGCAATTGCACCATCTGTGTCGGAGACTGCGTAAATAGCTCTCTCATTAAAACCCGTGGGGGTGGTAACAGAACACCTGTACCAGCCATTGCCAAAGTCTTCCATGTTTGCTGTGTAACCAGAGGTCACAGTGCCAACGGCCCCTGTAGTTAGGTTAAATGAAGCAT